TTTAATTATGGAATGAATCAGATTTTTATGAGTAATATCCTTAACTACTGCATTTTCTGAAGCATCCCTTTGATCTGCTGCCTTCTCAACAGAATCAAATTCCTCCTCAAGAGTTGCTGCAAATTCATAATAATAAATTTTTTTACAACTCATAGTAATTATTGACTTTCAATTTACTATTTTTAGGAAAAGTAATCAAGCTATATTTTCTCATAAACACATTACTTGATTTTACCAATCCTAATCTCTCAGCATCTTTTAAAAGAATACCAACTCTTTGTTTAGTGACTTGTAATTGTGCACCAATCTCAGTTAGCTTTGGATAACATTCATTTTTTTCATAGTAATCAGCCATAAAATCAATCATTTTTTTAATTTGTGGGCTGAATAATATCTTTGTTTTAGTCACTTTTCTTCTCACTTTCTGAAGAACTGATAATCATTTGTCTAAGCAAATTATTATAACCTGCAATATCTTTATGTGTGTCTTCTTTATACATAAATTCTTTTGTGCCATCATTGATAGTTCTAGTTAATTTTAAAACAATCATTAACTGTGGTACTAATGTAATTGGAACTTCAATTTCTTTTTTATTAATTACTTCCAATACACTTTTAATAAAATTAGCAATAATATATGAGTTGTGCTCAAAGCTTCCATATTCTTTTTGCTTTCCTTCTAACATCTGCTTGACCATCTTTTCGCCAATATCAATCCATTTTATATTGTCATCATTCATCTAGTTTCTCCTTTAATTTATTAATTTCAATTTCTTTTAATTGAATTTCTTCTTCTGCATAGTCTACTTGTTTTTTTAAATCGTAATTTTCTTTTTTTAATTTTTCTATAATTAATTCCAAATCACATGAACCTCTTTCATCTTTTTGTTTATTTCTTATTTTCACAAGAATATCCCATCACTAATTTGTTGTTATAAAAATAACCTACATCTTTTTTGTATGTGGCCACAGTATCTAAAGCTTCTATACAATCGATGTCTTTCATTATTAAAACTTTTTTAACTTCATAAAGTTCAGAATTAATCACAAGTATTAAATATAAAATATAATTCATAATAAAAAGGGGCGGTGTATTTAACTAACTATTTTGGGAGCAATAATGAAAACCACCACCCCATTTATTACAGATTAAGCCTGTTTAGGCTTTCTCTCTTGTAATTTGTGAACAACTTTGCCATCATCCTTAGTGTTAATCCACTCAGTAAGATTAATGGTGTCTCCTTTTCTCATGTCCTTACTTAATTTAAATGAGCCCCAAAACTTTTCTGGGTTTTCATTATCTCTATTAAGGAAACCTTCACCTTCTTTTAATTCAAATGCCATAATTAACTCCTTTGTTGTTTGGTTATTTGATTTCTTAATGCGTTAAACTTTACAAACTCATCAGTCTTGGTGAACGCATCCCAACCCATCGACTGATTGATCTTAGATTTAAGATTCTCAATATCTTTTCTTAAACCTGAAGAATTTTTTTTATCACTATTGTTTTCAATTTTATCTAGTGCTGTAGCAATATAAACTTTATCAACTTTATCAACTTTATCTTGTTGTTGATTTATTGGTTTAGTAATTGGTTTAGCAATAGGTTTATTGATTGGAAGACTTTCAAAACTTTTATCAACTTCATCTTCTGAATAAACAAATCCATGAATACCAATTAATTTTAATACAGCTCTATCAATTGCTCTTTTTTCGGCCATCGCATAAGGATAAGCATTAGTATTATTTTTTGGTGTGGCCTCTCCATAAGTAATTACTCTATTATCTTTTAATGAAGCGGTGCACTTAATAGCAACCACTCCTTCTTTAGAATTTTTTTCTATTTCTTCTAAACTTTCAATGACCACTCCTTTCATTTGTCCAGCGATTTCTATGTAGCGATGCTTCATACAAGTCGCATTATGTTTTTGCCACAAGCAATCATCAGGATTAAATTTTAATTCATTTAAAATATCTTTTACGATTGGATCAATCTTCATCTTTTACCTTTCCTTTTTTTATTGTTTTCTTTGGTTTAGAATTAACTTGTTCTAACTCTAATTTAAGTTTTAATATTTCTTCATCTCTATTTCTTAAATTACTTCTTAATGTTTTTATTTCTTCATTATACATTCTATTTCTTGTTTGAAGTTTAGCTAATTCCATCATTATTTTATCAGTCATTTTTTTTCTTTTTCATCCTTATAGTTTGTCATAAAAGTTCTCCAACTTTTGCATATCTTCATCCTCATAGTTTTCTAACATGAAATTATTTTTGTAGTGTCTAATCTCAGACCAATCTACTCCAATCATACAAGCTAGTTTTCTAATATCCCCACCTGATATTCTTAACATCTCTTGCCTTTGAATATTAATCTGAATAAATTTTCTAAAATAATATTTGAGGCCTTGCTCAGATAATTCCCAACAATTATCAGGTGAAAATATAGTGTAATCACTTTCAGAAACATAAACTAAATATGGTTTATATTTATTGTCAAAGTGTTTTGAATAAACTGCTGTTTGAATACAGTGAGTAAATTGTGGATTGTTAATTTTTTGTGCTTTAGAATATACCCAATCCCCCATTCTATTATCATTATCTTTTGTTTTAGTTTTTGATTTTAATGGACTGTTTTTAGCGTTGCCAAATTTATTCTTGTGCTCAGTAATAATTTTTAATTCATGGTTATAACAATCAATATAACCTTCATTGGCTAGGTTTAATGTTTGACCCATATACTTATCTTCATACCAATCTGAAAAAAATAATTCCTTACCCCAAGATTGCATTTTATTATTAGATATTTCTTCAACAGCTTTCAAATGATTTTCAACATACTGTTTTACAAATTTTAAAATAAATTTTGCCTTCATGGATTTTTTTTCATCTAAATCAAGATGATCAATTAAATTTTTAAAATGACTTTCAACATCTTCTATTTTTGCAATACCCAATAAAATATTTTGAAACCAATCATGGATAAAAGAACCTGCTTTAAAACTTATGGAATCTTTTTCTGATTTAAAATTTAAGTATGGAATTAATTGATATTTTAAAAACCACATCCAATTTGAAAGTGCGGTTTGTGATGGACTGGTTGTAGCCTTTTGCAAATCCCCACTTGTCCAAGCGGTATCTGTGAACCTTTCTTTTATAATCATCAATCTTGTATTTACTTTTTATTTACAAAAATGTCAATAGTTCTTGCAAATAAATTTTTTTGATATATTAAAATATAAATGGAAGAAAGTATTAAACTTACTTGGCCTGAAATTTTATCTGGTGCTTCTACTGGTGTGATAAGAGAAATAGAAACTTTAAGACAAAATATTCAATGGGGTCATGGTGCTAATTTTGATGTCTATCAGAAATGGGGTAAGACTATTTCAGGTTGTATCTGCGAAATGGCTTTAGCAAAAAAGATGGATAGTTATTTTAATCATTCGGTTAATAATTTTTGGGGTAAAGATATTATTATAGATGGCAAACCAGTTCAAGTTCGATCACAATTAATGAGCAAAAGAGAAAACTATTTAATTATAAGAAAACCATTTAAACCTGAAGACTATTATTTTTTAGTCGGTGATGATACCCCAACATTTTATTTTTTAGGCTACATACAGGCAAAAGATTGTCAAAAATATGGCAATTGGACTAACTTCAATAATAGTAATAGGCCTCATGTTTGGTCTATTCCATCTGACAAATTAAAACCTATATCTGAATTTAAAAATGAAACATAAACCTACTTTAGAACCATTCTTAAAAGTACCTTTATCATTGATAGACAATGAGGTTCTAACCTCAACTGAAAAATGCTTGTTAATGCTCTTAATAAGGCTTAGGACTGCTAAGAAAGGGTGTGTGCCTTCCTATGCCTATCTAAAAAAGAAACTTAAAATTAAGGACGATAGGACGATTACAAGGGCATTGGATAGACTTCAATTATTCGGATATATTACTTGGAAAAATAGAGGCCAAAATAAAACTAATCAATATTACTTTAGGGAAGATGAGGAATTCCAAACTGTATTGCAAAACAACCTTAGATTGCGTAGGTTAATGTCTCAAAAGCAAAAGAATATATACAACCAAAGATTGAGGGATAACTTTGTGAATAAACAGGGGATAAAGGTAATAAACAATTAACATTTTATCAACAAGGGGTCTATCAGGGGTGCAAGGGAAGGTACATTAAATGCTACAAGATAGGTACATTAAATGTGGGTTAATATAGATATATTATATAGATATAACTAGTTAGTAATAATCATATGAATAAGAAATTTGTACCTATTGAACTGATTAAATATGAATTAGGAAAAATTAGAAAGTCTTCTAATTTTAACTATAGAAAAGCTATAGAACGAAATCGTAAAAATCAAGTTAAACACCCCCCCTTGATTGACCTTCTTAATTACCTTCATAATAGAAATGTACCTGACGCAAAAATAGATCAAATTGTCAGGGAATATTGGGTAGCTGTTGAAAAAAATAATAAGTTTGAAAAAGAAATTTCTAATGAAATTAGTATTGCAAAGAACCTCAAGATAAAGTATTCTAAATAGGTTATAACACTATATCTAGGTATTGAATACTTTCCACAAAAAGTATTTGGATTTAGGGGGTCTTAACCTTTCTACCCCCTAATCCTCCTCTTTTTCTTTTTAAGTTCCAATAAGTTTTTGCTAACAATGATCTTATTGTTTTTGTTTGTATGTTGTCTTGGTAGTTTGATAACAACCTGTTTTTGATCTTCGATATATTGATCATATCTTTCTCTAATTTTATCATCTTTCTCAAATGTATCGATACCGCATAGCTCTAAGTCTAACTTGTATTCTAAATATGATTTCAAACCTTCTTGCATGACCCCTCATTTACAAAATAACAATACCTAATACAAGGAATAAAATGATAATCCAAAAGATTAGAATTGTTCTAATGTACTTTCTATGTATTGGATAACCTTTAATAATCATTTAATCTTCCTCATCACATTCACAGTCGCTATTAAATTGATTACATTGATTACAAGGTAATACCCCATTATGAAACCAATCCATTCTTTCATCATTTTTAATATTGTTTATTCTATAATGGACATAATAATCAGCTAATTCATCATTATTCATCTCTAAAGCTTGATCTGTAAAATTTTCTTTTAATATTTGCCAATCTTTATCTTCTATTTTATTTCTATCGATCATTATTTACCTACCTTTCTATTTTATTTTTTTATAGTGTTGCTTTAAATTATCTATTAATTGATTGTATGTGGGTATCTTGTCTTTATCAAACCAACCTTTGATTTCAACATAGATGTCTTCCATATCTTCAGGTATATATCTTCCTGAATTTTGATATATCTTCCTGATGGCCTCTAATTGCTGATTGGTGGGCTCATTATCTTGAATAAATGAGTAGCTATCAAATCCACCTCTATCGTTCACTCTAATATTCCAAACTTTCATTTAACCTCACTTTCTATGTACCATTCTGGTGGAATTACATCTTGATCATAAATTGCATTAGGATATTTTTCTTTAACTTGTACATCCTCACAACCAAAACAAGTATAATCATTGTAATGATCACAACTGTTGCAATTTTTATTTGGTTTTACAAAATCTAAATTTATATATTGTTTCATTTATTCCTCACTTTCCTTCATAATCATATCAATTAAGGTATCGGAACTATGTTTTTTTAATAGTTCTTTTATTTGCTCTTTAGCTTTCTTTCTTTCCTGATATGTTTTATCTTTATTTTGAGCATTTAAGAAATCAATATCGTATCTAGTTCGATCAGTCATAGAGCCCTCAATTTATAAACTTATCATTTATTTTTTGACCTAGTTCTCTTTTGCCAATCATTACACATAAAGAGCTCATATAACCAACATCAAAATAAATATCTTCGATATTCATACCTTTATTGATGTCTCTTTTTAAATCCCAAAATACATTGGATATTAATTGTCTCATCTTTTTTTCTTTAAGTTTATATTGATAAACTTTGTTTTCTAACTCATCTATTTCTACTAGATTTTGCATACCTTCATTCATAATTAACCTACCTTTCTATTTCTTTTAATGTTTTACTTGCACAATTAACACACCAAAAATTACTTAAATCAACTTCATGTTTTTTTTCATAACTTTCAATTTCATTTTGTGTTGCATCACATATTTCAGCTATATTTAAAAATACATCATCAATATGAAAAATAGATTTACACTTATCACATTGTCTTAAATCATCTTTAAAACTTTCATAAGCTTCTATTGAATTTATATCCATTAACCTACCTTCCTGTTAAGTGTGATTTGATTTAATACTTTCTTTGCTTTCTTTTTATCTTTGATAAACAACCATCTATTTTTAATGATGGTATTTAAAAAGCTTTCCAACTCATTATTA